TTATTCTCGATATTGGTTGTCGAATTGTTCGCAGGCACGAACGAGGTTGATACATCCTGCGCCATGGATTCCATTGCGCTCTGCGGTATATCCGCATTGCTCGAAATACCCATTGCAAGACCCATGTCTATGTATTCGCCATATCCTTCGAACAGCTTCGAGGGGCTGTTTATCTGAAACAGGTCTTTCGCTCCCTGCGGTATCTTTTCGAGGACACCCTTTGCCGTGCTGACCACTGCATCCCCTGCATTGACAATACCATCAGCCAGTCCCTGCATGATCTGACCGCCAATGTCCTCAAATTTGACAATCAGGTCAGCCAGAGCCATCAACATTGAATCCGTGATCTGCCCGATTGCACTCAAAAGAGAGCTAATGATGCCCGGCGTATTGGTCACAAGAGCGACCAGCAGATTGAACCCAGCCTCTACAAATGCCGGGGTAGCCTCGACCAATGCACCGATCAGAGCCATGGTAATGGTCGGAATCGTCATGACAAGGGTCGTGATGATAGTGCTCAGATTGTCATCGCTGACCAGAGCCGTCAGGAGCGTTGTTCCAAGCTCCACAAATAACGGAATCATGCCCACCATAAATTGGATGTATGAGCCGATGATAAGAGGCACGGTCTCAATGATTGTCGGGAGGGCGGCAATCAAGCCGTCTGCTAGTGCTGAAAGTATGGTGATTCCCAGCTCCGGGAGCTGTGGCAGGTACTCAGAGACAGCCGACCACAATGTGGCGAACAGTTCTGCTGCCATCGGAATCAGCTCCGGCAGGGCTTCAGAGACACCTTTCACGATAGTTCTCAGAAGCTCAAAGCCCATCGGGAGTATCTTGGGATAAACCTCGCCCATAGTTTGCATCAAAGTTGATATGATATTCTGCACGGCTTCCATAATGGCAGGGAGATTCTGCGACATACCTTCCATCAGTGCCACCATCTGCTCGCCGCCTATCGTGATAAGCTTGGGAAGGTTAGACATGATGCTCTGCGCGAGAGTGCTGACCAAGCTTGCTCCAGTCTCGAGGATCTTCGGGGCGATATTGCCAATGTTGCCAAGGAAGCTCTCAATCCCTGTGCTGATGTTCTCCAAGCCTTTGTCGGTATCACCTGCGAATATATCGCTTACACCATCCATGACCTGGCTCATTGACGGCAGGAAGCCTGATACAAGGTTTCTCTGCAATGCATCAAAGCCTGTGGTCATATCCTGCAGGCTGTCCTCAAACTGTGCAGCCGCTGCCACATCTTCATCGCTCATCACACCGCCAAGCTCATGCAGACGGTCTTTCATCGCCTGCGTATCTTCTGCAGAGGTGTTCAGTAATGCCCCCAATTCGGTCGCACCACGCCCAAGAAGCTGTCCAGCAAGGTAAGTCCGCTCCGTGCCTTCTTCCATGCCCTGCAAGCCCTCAATTACCCTGCCAAAGAGGTCTTCCTGTGAGAGCGTTGCCACCTCTTCCTCGCTGATGCCGAGAGCCTGAAAAGCCTCGTTGTTTTTCTGCGCCTGAGTCGCCATCGTCTTCATGGAAGCCTTCAGCACTTCCATGCTCGTGCCGGAGTGCTGCATCACCGCTTCCCACTCCTGATAAGCCTCGGCAGAGATGCCCATTTTCTGCGACATTTTATCGACATTATCGCCGTACTCGGCAGCAGAGGTTGCCGCATCAAGGAATGCGTCTCCTGCCTCGACTATTGCACCGACCATGATGCCAGCGGCAGCAGTCACCGCACCCATTGCGGCACCGGCTGCACCAAGGGCAGCAGAAAAAGTGCCGGAAAGGGAATCAGCCACTCCACCGATGGAGTCTGAGCCGTTCAGCATATCCTCAATATTTCCGCCCACGCCCTCTGCCGAGGGTGCTATCTGAAAATAATATGTTCCAATAGTCTCTGCCATATCTATATCTCCGCCCACATCCGCTCGAACTCTTCCATCGTCTCGAATGTGGCATACTGTTCCTTCTTTTCAAGTCCCAAGAGCTTGTCGAGGATGTGCTTCGGACGATTCCGCCCTTTCTCTCCATCCTTTGACCTCGCCCATGACTGGTCTCTCAGTTCGTCCGCTATCCGTGCCAGAAGCCACTCTGTTGTGGTGATCTTTTGCCCTGACAGCTTCATCTTGACCCTGCTTTCTGGTCTTAAACCAAAAACAAGAGTACCCACCAAATCTGGTGGATACTCCTGATAATTGAATAGGTGGTATACTTCAGCAAGGTCACAAATCATCTCGTCCTCGCACTCGTCTATGACTCGGGCGAGGAGGAAGAGTTTTTTGGGGAGCAAGCCTCGATGATCTCGTTCATTTCAGCCGCCATCGCTTCAAGCGGTGCATAGCCCCCATTCAGCCCTTCAACGTGCTTGATGAGGTCTTCAACCTTGCCACCAAGCAACAGAGTGCTGATCTCGTCAAAAGCGATGAACTTGTCGGCATTGTCGCCCTTCTGGAGCTTTGCGATAGCCCTCACATAGCGATAGTCCTTCAAGATTTTCTCGCTTATCTGATACTCGAATCCTGATTTTGTCTTCCCTGCTATCATTATTTCCCCCTTATGCAGCACCTTTGATATATTCGTAGTGGTATACACCATCTTCGTCCGGCACATCGGTGATGGTCAGCTGATAACCGACTGCTTCATCGTCCTTGTAGGTGATCGTGCCAAGCTCGGATATTGTTCCGTTCGGGATCACGATCCTCTTCTTTCTGCCGCCACGCATGATCATGTCGATGATCCACGATCCGCCGTTCAGCTCGTCAGCCGTAGCCTTAATAGTGATGTTGCCTGTCTGAGAATCAACGACTACATTGCTGTTGCCGTAAACAGCCTTCAGAACATCCACGTTCAGTACCTCGATCAGAGTAAACTGGAACGAGTCGGGTCTTTCTGTCTGCATATTGAGCACGGTATCACCGCCCCACGCTTTGATCTGCGAAGACTCGGGACTGTTGTCATTTGTCAGTCCGTCTTCTGATACATATCCAAGAGCCACAAAAGCGGCGTCCCTGGTAGCATCTGCATCTGTCGGCAGCGCAGTCCCAAGAGGAGCAAAGAAGATCGCTCCGCTCTTGTTGGGCTTACCTGTCGATACATTAGTAGCAGTATTAGCCATAATTTATTCCTCCATGTAGGTTATGTTGTAAAAACACCTGTATCTATATCTTTTGAGTGTTGTGTCGTTCGCATCGTTTCCGCCAGACAGTTTCGATGCCGAGATATCGTCCTCGTATGCGAAAGTGTTCATCGCTCTGCGGACGCTTGCATCAAGCTCCATTGCCGCTTCCTTGCTCTTGCCATAGCTGTTGATCTCGACCGTCACTGTGTCGATAAGGTTCGACCAGCTCCTGTCGATTATGCGGAAGATGACACATTCATCCGGCATGGTCTTCGGGGTCTCCAGATATATTGCCGTATACACGTTAGACAGTAAGTATTCCCTAATCTTTGTCTCGATCATCCTCTGTACCTCTCGCCCATGCTCTCTGCGTGCCGATGTACTCATCAGTGACCTCGCCACGCTTTGATGCTTCTTGTCTTGCTATGTCTTGACACTCTTGCGACTGAAGAATCGCTTTGATGCCTGCCCGATTTAATATGAATTTACCCTTCGACTGACTCAAGATGCACCTTCCTGTTCCACCTTGTCGGCACGTTTGCCTCAATCCCGATAGTTGACCGCCCTAATGTTGCAAAGGTCTGCGACCACGGTGCAGGAAGCTCCACCTCGGTGTCTTCCCAATTGTTCGCATCGCTTTTGGGGATTGCCAACGTGTACTTGGTACGCTTGCCGTACATTGTGAGATTGTTCTCCACATCCGCACTTGACGGCTCGCCTATCAGCACATCATCAACGCTTACCCAGTTCTCGGAATAGGTCGGCATCCCGAATGAGTCCGTCCCGGTCTCGGTCTTAACTTTCAGCCTGACTGTCACACCTCTCATGCTTCTGTCCTCGCTAATTCTTCAACAGGGGAATAACTGCCGATTTTTGAGCCACCGCCCAGCATCGCCTTGTCCGTCCTGTCGAGGTATAACTGCCCTACGCTTGCATTTGTACCCATCGTCCATGTCTGGGAGTATCCCAGGGCGGAGATTGTACCCTGCGTTGCTCCGGCAGGAACATCAGAAGAGCCATCCCCTATCGCACGAATAACCATACGACAGGAGACAATCTTCTTTGCGTCTGAGGAGGCATTGACATTGTAGGCATCAATGAGAACAGCGGCATCATCGAGAAGGTTGCCGACCACAGTCTGCTC